TAATCTTGATGTTATTCATCACAGGCTCATAGAGTGCCTTGGCCTTGCCCATGTTGTCACGTACCTCACGGGCAGACATACCAGATGCTGCAGTCAGATAACGTGCGCCGACACGGTGGGTAGGCTCTTCATTACACAACACAATGCACTGTGCGCCTTGGTGTGCAAACCCACCCGGTGCAGCAATCAAGCTGGCGTGGAAGGATGTCTTACCTGTGTTGGGTCTAGCACCCACTTCGATAAGCTGACCGCCACTAACACCCTCTACTTTGCGTACAAGGCTAGGTATGTTGAATGTCCAACGGGCTTCCAACTCTGCTTTAGCCATGAGTGTTTCGATAGTGATGTCATCCCACTCAATGTTGAGGTTAGGAATGAAGTCATCACCATAACGCTCAAGCAGATTGCGTAGCTTCTCAAGCGTGGCGGCATCACCATTGACCATATCAAATCCGATATTGGCAACGTCTTCTCCAACAACCTGCTGGAATAGTTTGGATAACACCTCTTGTGCTATGTCACTACCCATTGGTTGCTCACGCTTGATGGAAGCAAACATAGAAGCATAGCCCTGCTTCTGTGCTGTAGTCAGCGTAGGATTGTTTGACATGAACAACGCCTCAACCTCATCGGGTGTGACGGTGCGTTCGTACCTATCCATAGCTGTGTCGATAGCCTCTTTGACTTTACGTGCGTCCTTGCTGAACAAACGTGGTGGGCATTTGCTACCACGATGGTCATCATAGAACGACTTGTCCATGAGGCTTCTAATGATTGATAATTCCATACAAGTTCTCCATATCTGTCGGGTTACGATATTTCAAATCATCTTTCAAACGCAGGACACGAACATCGTTTACATGACCACGTAATTCCTTTGCCATCTGCAAAGTCTTAGGTAATGCATCGGGGTCTAATGCTATTACGGCTGTTGAGAACTGCGCAAGGTACCCTTTATGCGATTCTTGTAGAGATGTTCCAAGTATCGCAACCCCGACAAAGGATTCGCCACCAACCACGGCTGCACTCACACAGTCCTCAACAACAACTGCGACTTTACCACAACCGTGTGTGTATGGCAAGCCACTTTTTCCATATCGTTTCCATTTAGGTAGACGCTTGCCGATAGCACGGCCTGTAGCATCCACTGTTTTACCATCGTGTACAACGGGGAACACAACTCTGTCTTCCTTCACATCATACAATGCACCCAACTTATCTGGGTCTAGTCCATAACTATAACAGAACTGCAACACATCACGTTTGTCTCTGTGTGGTACAATGTACTGTGGCATATCAAATGTATCATCGGCGAAGTCAGCCACGTTACCCATACTGCCACGTATATCATCAACAGTTAGGTGTACACGGTTGCCACCACTTACATTACAGGAAGCCTTGTAACAATTCCACACAAGGCTACCCAAGTTATTAGTAATCGTAAACGTCTTGTACCCACCACAGTTAGGACAGTCCATACGTTTAGTCTGTCCATTGGGTACATCTATATCACTTATAATGTTATATATATTATTCATTATATATCACTCTCCTTTGCGGCAGTTAAGTGCTTTTACCATGTGCTTTACGTGTTGTCAATGCATTATTTGCACTAGCATACGTATTTTTCATGTACGGTTTTACCGACTGTGGATTACTGTGTCCTGTAACCGACATGATTTGTCCCATAGGTACACCTGCCTCTACCATTTGTGTTGTACCAGTGCGGCGCAAGTCCATCAGACGTAGCTCATCAGACAGCCCAGTTTCACGCATGACAGCCCGTCCAGCTTTGGATAGTCTCTCCATACTATATGGCTCGTACTGCCCCTGTACAGGCGTTGTACGTGGAACAACGTACTGTTGAAAGCCAAAGTCCTGCTCCTGCTGTGTTAGCATCTCAAGCAGGTCATCTTGTATGGGCAAAGTTACCTCTGCCCTACGCTTTGACTGCTCAAGATACAGCTTCTTGGCTTCCAAGTCGATGTTATCCCACGTCAACAGACGCATATCGCCTAGCCGCTGGCACCACTCATATGCCATGTGAACTATCAATCCGATACTACGCCACTGAAAGTCACCGTATGCAGTGTCAAGAAACTGACGCACATCATCCTCTGTCCACACAACTTTTCGTTGTGGTGGTGTCTTGCGTTTGACGTTGGCAAACGGATTAACGTGCGTGTACTCCATCTCAATGGCGTAACGAAACAGGATAGATGACACAGTGCATACGTGGTTGGCGAGACTGATGCCTCGCTCAACCCATCTTTCGTATGCATGTTTGGCCTGCTTACTTGTGAGTTCACAAAAATTCACAGAGCCAAAATCGGCCACCATGACACTTAGAAAGTATTGATAGTCTTTCTTAGTTCTGCTTCGTAACATCTTGAAATCATTGGAATTGTAGTACTTATCCACAAGATGTTTTACTGTCTTCATCGTATTATGCCTCTCTGTCTTGCGCTGTGTACTGCGTGACAATTAGCACACAGAACCCTACATTTTTTCATTTCAAGTTTAAGAGCTTTACGACTATAGCAATACATTTTACTTATCTCCATAGATTTAGAGGTCTGGTCAACGTGGTCAAACTGTAATGCGTCTGGGTGTTTTTTGTATCCACACTCTTGACAACCAAGAAAAGTTTTCACTCTCCTACTGAACGCAGAGTTCCGCTTAACTGTTTTCTTTCCATTACGTGCTTTACGTAGCAAATATCTGTCCCACGCTTGTGGTGATAACCATTGTTCTGCTATGCTACCACTTTTGTTTCTATAATATGTTATAAAAGTGTAACCATCTTCCCTAACTTGACCGTACACAAGAGAAAGACCTAACCTTTCTCTCTCTTGTGCATTTACATGGCGTGTCATGCTGCAATCAACTCCTTGAATGGCTTGCTGTCAATCCACTGCGACACTTTGCTCTCACGATTGAACATGGACACAGCGTTGGTATCCTTGCCAGTGTTACGCAGGGCAAAGCCGTTGCTCTCACCAGCGTGGCTGGCAAAGTTCGTGAACGCAGAGTACAATGCCCAGACATTCTGTCCACGCACTGCCGCCTCTTGGTTGTACAAGTTAAGCATCTTGTCTGCTGTGCGGTCAGACTTGAGCAAAGTCTCAAGCATAGACTTAACGTCACCTACAAACAGAGGCTTGTTAGCCCAGCCCTGCAAGCGTTCTGACTGTGCATAGAATGACTGCGTAGATTCACGCAGGTCACGGATGAACCTGTCCATGCTAAAGTTGGCAGAGTTCTTACGCCGCACCTTGTCATGCTCACCACGAATCATACCGTTGGTGCAGAAGAAATCTATCGCACCAAAGAATGTCTGATTGGAACAGCTACCATCAATACCATGCAACGCAATGATACGCTGTGCAATGGTGGTGCTATGCTTGTCTGTCTCAATACGAGCAGTCACGTTAGGCAGGGTCATGTCGAGCATAGCCCATGCATTCTGTCGGGCAATGTTCCACTTCATGTTCATGCCTTCGCACTCAGCCTCACCAAGGTTCTCTGTGATGGTGTCATGTACACCCTCAAAGAAATCAGCGTGGCTGGCACAGTTGAACGTGTCACCCACTACACCAATGTAGTCACCCGTGTTACCGTTGATGACATACTTCTTATCCTTCACCTTGGTAGGCTCAAACACAGGCTTGAAGTTAAGATTCTCTGGTAAAAAATCAAATGGCATATCTATTCTCCTTTCGTAAGGTTAAATTGAAATTGTAATGTATCGTTGGCATGAGACAGTTCTTGCAGTTCATATGCAGATACAGCCGCTATGCCGCCCATGTCTGGGTATAGTGCAGTATCAAGTATGCTATCAAGCAATTCGTGTACCTTAATAACAGCCGCCCGTTGGTCAATGGACAGCTTGCCTATACGATTACGGCGTTGGATACGTTCTTTCTCACGTATCTTCTCCCAATACGCCATGCGTTCCTTGGGATTCATGTTGTGGTATTCTTTCTTCGGCATTTTCAATCTCCTTTTTATATTCGTTTAACATATTATCACGCAGTTTAACTAGACTATCCCAATATTCTTTGTCCAATATATCTAGCACATCCATTCTGGCATACTCCTTCCCTTGTTATATCGTGCAAAGGCACTTTTGTCAACCTTGTAGAACGCGCGGTACGCCATGATAGGCCAGTCCTCGTCTGTCTTGCAATGGTCATGTCCACTGAAGCACTGTGGGTGTGGTGTAAGCTGACCCTCTGGTATCAGGTCAATGCCACCAGCTATGGCTTGACTGTGCTTGCCTGCACCATGCCATTTACCATACCTTTCGTGATACTCACACAGCATAGAGCAGTAGAGTTCATAGGCATACTTGAAGTTAGCTCGTGTCTCCATTGCCCACAAGGTGCAAGGATGCTTCTGATGCACAGGCTTGTACAAGTCCCATGCTTCTGCATAGAATGGTGCGTGATGCCACAGGCTAGTGCATAGCATCTGTGCTTCTTCCAATGGCATCTTCACAATGTGTTGGTCACATAGTGACTTGGCTATAGCATCAGGGTGATGCTCAATTAAAAATCTATTCATCATCAATCTCCTATGTCAGTGTCCAGCTATGGCGGCAGTTAGTCTGCCAGTTGTCGTTTATCCAATCGCACTCATAGACTACACAGGTAAGTTCATCTGTCATATCATCAGTCCAAACATTTAGGTCAAACATCCTGTCACCTATCTGATACCCGTACCACATGTCATCTTCATTATCGGCACGGTATTCTGGCAAACATTTGTCGTAGTAGTAGGCCATCAGCCTATTTAGTTCATCATTAGATAACACAAGGTCAAAGCCACTGTCATAATTGTCACTCATCGTCACACTCCTCGTCAATCTCAAACAAGATACGAATGTATCCCTCGTCCTCGCCTACCCAATGCCACCCATTGGTGGGGCAGGTTTCAAGCCATTCAAATAATTCATTTCTAGTCATCATCATTCTCCCATTTTATATTGAGTTCAATTTCATCCCACGCAGATTCATAAGCGGCATCCCAATTAGTATGGTATCCTCTGGCTACATCTTCGTCAGCCATTAAGATTGCCCAATGGTTAATGCAAGGCTCGTGGTCTAGTGGTAAATCAAGTTGGTTAGCCATCATCTTCATCCTTTACAAATAGTTCATGTGGTATCTTGTCCCATTCTTCACGCCTGATACGCCACTTGTCATGCTGTATCGGTGTGCAAAAGCGTACCCACTTTCTGCCCACCACTACCCAGACAAGGCGGGTGCCGCATACAGGATAGCGTGTGTCGTATAGGTCACAACGATATAGCTTGGCGTTAGCCCACGTTGCTTCTGTTGGTTGCCAACTAGGTGTCATTTCATCCATCCTTGTATAGTTTATATATTATATAACATATTCCGATTACAGATACAACCAGATAACCGCCAATGAACACACTGTCCCACGGCATCTGGTTGTATATGCACAGTGCTGTCACACACTTAGTCATAATCTTCCTCAAAGCGTTTCTTTGCCCATGCTACTGCGGCATCGTGATGCTGTTCCTGACTGTGTATCCAGTAAGAACCCCACAAATCTTCGTACGCTTCATCATAAAGACGTTCCATGATTGCTTCGTTGTGTGCATTAGACATCAATCGTACTCCTTTACATAATCCAATTCGACACGATGGTTTGGATACAAACTCTGTGTCATCTCCATTGCGTACTCAACCGCACTCTCCCAGCCATGCTCAGAGAGTGAGGCAGGGTGTACATTCACTGCCGTGTCCTGTACACCCACTGTCATACCGACTACCCAATACATTAGGCAACCCTCTTGGCTTTGCCACGTACACCACGGGCAAGGTCACGAAGATTGTCGATACGGACAGAGCCAACCTCAATAGTGACAGCTTCGGTCACTTTGCTTTTCCACTGACGCTTACGCTGGACAGCTTTACCCAACTCCTTATGCATCTGGTCAAGAAAGATACCAGCAATAGCCTGCGTTGTATATTGTAAATAGCCAGAGCCTACGTCAGCCTTGGCTTCACGAGCATACTCAAGCGCAAGGTCATAGAACTTAACACGGCCTAACTTGATGCCATGATACTCATGGTACAGACGCTCGACCTTTGCCAGCTTCGCCTCTATCTGCGGCGATGCAAGCACCTGTCCTGTCTTGCCTGTTGAACGCTTGTGGAATGTAATTGTTTGAATAGCCATGATAAAATCTCCTTTCACGGTTGGTTAGTTTGTTGGTCCGACATCGGACTTAGGGATTGCATACACTTTGGGTTTACCATTCTCAGTGTACACAGAGATAGCCTGCACCTCAGTCACTGGCTCACCAGTGTCAGCGAATACAAACGTGTCATTCACATAAGGGTTGTATGTGACTGGCCTACCTGACAAACAGGTAGCAATACCATCACGAAAGCCACCAGTGCCAACGGCAAAGGCATGAACATTCTTCTTACCTTCACGCCGCACCTTGGCCTGCCCAGCAGGACGCACCACGAACTTTGCGTCATACATTGTGTAAGCAGTGACGTGATGTGCTACACGTCCAGTCTGGCGGTCTTGCAGTGACCACTTCTTTTTGTGTAGGTTCCAGTAAAGTCTGTACTTAAAACTAAGCATAGTTTTTCTCCTGCATAGATTGCTTCACCTTACGCGCCGCTTTGCGGTCACGCTTCCAGTCATTACGTTTGCCAGCAGTCTTACGCACTGGCAATTTCTCAAAGATTGAAACGTCATTCCAATCGTGGTCAAATTCAGTCATTATCTTTTCGTGTTTTGTTTTCACGGTCTTGTTCCTTTTTACGGTTGTATTTAG